TTTACCTAAAACACCATCACCAAAATAAACTTCATATCTACCATTTTCGATTTCTTGTAGAAAGTAAACTTGTGATGTTGGCGTTAGGCCTGTAAGACCATCTGCTAAAGTATAAGTGTTTGTTGTAGAATCACTTGAAGAATTTTGAACCTTAACTGTAAGAGTTGTTGTATCAACATTATCATTTGGTATAATAAATCTTTGATCAATGTCAGATGTGCTTACTGTATATTTAAAATTTAAATATGTGCCTTCAAAAATTTTAAGACTACTAAATTTGTAAACACCATTGTCAGGTGTTATTGTTACATCAGCGTTATTTAAAAAATTATAAGATTGACCATTTACACTAGTTGCAAATTTTGTTCCTCTTGACATTGTGATCGAAGAACCAGAAGCATTATTAACAACAACATCAATAGTTGCTGTCGCAGCAGTAGAACTTGTTGGCGTGTAACCTACTTGTTTTGCTTTTGATACAACACTTGATCTTAAATCAGCACTATCTAAAAACATTTCATTTGCTAACATATTAGCATTGTATCCTAGATAGTGTGTATTGTATGCTAAAACATCTAGTAAAGCAGACATACCTGATCCTTCAAAATCGTAATCAGTAAATTCATCCTGTTGTTGTAAAAATGTTTTTAGACTTGCTTTGATACCATCAAAATCTAATTCTGATATTTCTAATTTGTTTGCCATTTATCTTAATCTCTCTAAAAATGTTTCTACTGTTACAGGCTCTGGTTGATTTACTACATAAAAAAATATCTTGCAATTGTAAGCATTTCTATCAAAATCTGGTATAGTTGCCACTTGAACTAATCTTGCTCTTGGCTCATAGTTTGTAATTAGTTTTTGTATTTGTTTTGAAATTACATGATTCATTTGAGGTGTCATTAACTCAAATAACATAGCTCTTAAATTAGAACCAACCTCAGGATGAAATGGCTTTTCATAGTGATTTAAATTAATTAAATTTCTTACACTTCTTTTTACTGCTTCAACGTCAGTTATTTTTTGAATATCTTTCGTAGCAGAATTAAATGAAAAGTCTAAGTTTAAGTCCTTGTAAATCCTAGAACTTCTTTTACTTTCATTTGATTGTGTTGAATCATAAATTGCCATTTAGTAATCTCTCTCTTGTATATTTATACCGTTATCCAATATTTACGTTATCCGATCCACCAACTCTACTATGTGTAGAACAAGTATCAGCGTCACCTGTTCGATTAACACCAACGCCTCCTACCTTAACAGTAGAACTACCATTTGCTGTTTTTATGCCTGTATGAGAAGGCGCATGATCAGCAACAGCGTCACCATTTATTGTGATAGATTTACTATTCACTTTTACATTACGACTTGAAGTAACAGCAGCACCTGCAGAATTTAGGTCACCATTTCTTTGTGCAGCTGGCATTACTTTTTCTTTTTAGTAGTTTTCTTTTTCTTCTTTTTCTTTTTTATGGTAGGTGATTTTTTTTCTTTTGGTGGTAAAGTGCTTTCGCTTTTACCCCAACCCTTCCATAGTTTATCTAAAAAACCCATAACGATCTCCTATTTCTTTTTAGTAGTTTTCTTCTTTTTCTTTTTAACAGGTGCTGAAACTTCTTCAACAACTGGTTCTTCAACGATTGGTTTTTGAACTAGTGCTGGTTTTGTAATTTCTAGACCTTGCATATCCACTTTACCTTCGCTAACTAATCTTTGTCTGTTCTCTAAATGTTTAGGTTGAATCTTTTCCTTGTTACCACCATTGTAACCAACAGCGTGACCTTCACTCATAAGTTTAGATGTTAGTGTATCACCATCATTTAATTTAAAATCACCTAGAATACGACCAAACTTACCTCTCATTTCTTCGTTACCGTCACCTTTAACTTTGGATATCAAAGTCGGGCTTTCACCAAGTAGGTGCATAACTCTTTCTTTTGCTGCTAGACCAAAAATCTTCTCAACTGGATCACTTGTTCTGGATTCTGGAGTATCAATGCCTATAATTCTTACTCTTTCATCATTAAGCCAGATACCGAAACCTAAATCTATGTCAATATCAACGGTATCACCGTCAACGACTTTTCTAACTTTACATTTATACTCGTACATACCTTTTCCTTTTAATAAACTTAATAAAACTATTTATAAGTGCTTTACAAATCGTTAAAAATATAGTATAATGTAAAGTATTATGAAAAATTTAGACAATGACCAACTTATTATGCTTGAAATACAAGCCGAACTCTTTGAATTACTAACCAAACACGCTGATTCTATGTCCCAAGCGGTTGCAATCACTTTTAAAACAGTTGTGGACTGTTATGTGGCACAATTTGGGCGTAAAGGTGCCGAAAGTATGTTAATAACCGCAATCGAATCAATAAAAGAAGGCAAACATGACTTGGATCCTGCGAATATACCGCAAAATCTCTTAAATTAGAACAAAATAAGAACAAAAAGTGTTGCATTTTTGCAACAAACACGAAAAAAACGGTATTTTTACGGTTTTTTTCCATTTTTTTCTTGCAATCTTGCCGTTTTTAGTGTATAACTGTATGTATGATAAAAAATAAAACAGTTAGAAATGAATTACTTAAATTCAAAAACGACCCTTTAGACGGCCAAGACTATGAAACTGCCGCTAATTTAATTTATGGCAGACAGTTTACTGCTGCCGCAAACTTTATTGATAGACTTGACAGTTTTCCTAGAGATGAAATGAAAATTATTATCGCTAGAACTTGTAAAACAGTTTTTATCGAAATGTTTAACCAAGATCCATCTTTATATGGACAAAGATACTCTTTCTTTTACAGATACGAAGGTCAATAATATGGAAAAATTTGAAATTATGCAATCTATTCAAGATATAATTGATAACTCTAATGAAAATAAATCAATAGACAAATTAATTAAATTAAGAAATCAAATACATAACGCTAACAGACTAGAATCTAAATTTGGTCCTAATGCTTATATGATTAGAAATCTTAGAAATAAAAAATTAGAAACTGACGCTGTGTCAGGAATATCAACCCTAACAGAAAGGAATATATAATGGGTAAAGTGAAACAATGGGCGATGGATAACGCTGAAAACTTTTTATCTAACCTAGAGAGTCAAATTAAGTCAGGCTCTCAAACTGTAACATCTGCTATGTTACTTGTAAAATCAGCAGATATTGCTTGGGACCTTATTGGTTTCAATGACATTAACGAGGTAGAAGAATACCTTGAGGATATAAAATGTTAATTAAAGTAGGCGATAACGTATCAGTAAACCTTAGAAGAAAGATTTTACCTAGAGAAGGTAAAATCACAGGTATACAAATTTCATCTACTGGTGAGTTTGGTTTAAATGAATATCAAGTAGGTGAATACAACACGGACTGTAATTATACAGGTTCGATAGATTATGAAACCGAGAACGGTGACCAATATTGGGCATACTTCTCACAAATTGAAGCTGAAGATGTTAGAGAAGAACTAGCATGGGAAGCAAAACATAGTTAGGATATATTATGACACCAGAAGAAAATTTTATTTCAAGTATTATAACACAAGCAATAGAGGATGCTTCTTACGAAGGCACTAGTAAGAAAAAACTAAAACATAAAAAAGAAGCAATTGATTGGTTTATGAATAACAATCCACAGTTTATACAATATTGTAAAATATTAGGATTAGATTCAAATACAATTAGAAACAAAATAGTGAAGCACGTTCCTATGACAGTAACAAACAAACAAAAGGATGTATATGCCAGATTATAAATTTAAAGAACAAGATATACTCAATGAAGTTATGGACTACATTGATAATACTTATAGACAACACTATGCCAACGGTGTAGAAAAACAAGCCACTGAAATCATTATTGATCAAGGCCACGGCGAAGGTTTTTGCATGGGCAATATTTTAAAATATGCTCAACGTTATGGCAAGAAAAGAGGTAAGAATAAAACAGACCTCTTTAAAGTTATACATTATGCTATAATACAAATATCACAGGACCATTACAAGTCTTTAGAAGATGTTTTGGATCCTGGCTCTGAATCCTAGCTTAGCAGGTTTCTGAAGGACGCACACCCATACTTATACAAACAAGAATTTATAGATGTAGTGTTTTTTCCTGTTGGAATACACTATGTCGAAATTGCATAGAAACGTTGCAATCTTAATGTGTTAAACACATATACTTTCCTACTACATATTAGTATGAAAGGAATAAAAAATTTATGCTTAACTACTTCATTGAAAAACTATCTCGTTATACCAATGTCTATAATACTAATTCTTATGACAATGTGGATCCAAATCTCATTCGCTATTTCAGGACAGAATATGGGGCCGACTGGCAGGTCGCTCTTGATTACCACCTTTATCAGAAAAGTCTAGGTAACAATAAACCTAATTCATTTTACCAATAAAAAAAGGGACCCGAAGGTCCCTCTCTTGGGCTGGAAATGCCCTAGATTAAAATGTAAATTTACTGCCGATTGACCAAGAAGTCGTATCAGAACCAGAATCTAAATCTTTCATTTCACCTTCTGCATAAACGCTAAGTGAATCGTTTAGATCATGTGCAACGCCTGCTGTATAAGCAAGACCTGTGCCTTCTTTATCACCATAACCAACACTAAAGATTGAGTAACTTGCTGTTACTTCTAATCCATACTTGTCAGTTGCAGCGTCATAAATTGTATATGATGAACTCATGTTTAGAGGTCCTAGATCAGTAGAACCTGCAACACCCCAATAAGATATATCGCTGTTGACATCATCAGCATATCCTACTGATAAATCACTACCGAATAACTTTGTTGAGATTGTAACTTCGAACTCATCAAAAGCATTTGTGTTTGTACTTGATCCGTCAACAATACCAATACTATCTAACGTAATGCCAGATTGTGTTGTTGAAAATTTCATACTGTTAGATGATCTTGAAGCATAGTTCCAATCACTACTACCGCCATATACATTAAAGATTGATGTTTTACCACCAATGTTATCTGCAAACGGATGTGATTGACGACCTACTGATAGTTTACCCATATCTGAATCTAAACCAACATATGCAAGTTTAGAATCAAAAGTATTTGATCCACTATCGTCAGTGTCAACACCAACTTCAAGTAATGCAAAACCTGTAATCGTATCACCTTCAGCGCCTAAGTCTATGACTTCAACACCTAATGATGAACCATTATCTTCAAGTTTACTATAAGACTTACCAGATGAGTTTTCATCATTTGACAACTTATAGTTAAAATTACCATAAGGTATTATCTCTGCTGCATTTGCTTGATAAGCAAAAAACGCTAGACCTATGGCTGTTACGAATATTAATTTTTTTAACATTTGATTTCTCCTTGTTAATTAAGAGGTTATTTTGTTTTTCCAGGACGGTTAGTGCGATGGTCAATACGACCTTTACGTTTTGCTACGTGTTCTTGTAAACGTTCTTGCCTTCTTTGTTCAGTGGGTT